TCATCGTTTGTGATGAGCAGCAGACCACCATCACCATCAGTCAAAGCTTCACTGGCGTTTCCAGATCCACCTTCTGTTGTTGTGATTGTCCAGTCACTTGCTAGGTAAGTGTCAAAGTCGTTGAAGTACGAGTGATATTTGTGAGGTGCAGGAGCTTTTAATTTACCAAGCGTTCCATCTGCTGAAACGTTTGTTACTCCACTTGTAAAATGAGTAGTCATGTACAGTTCTCCTATGTTGTTGAACCAGCTTGAACGTTATTGTTCTCGCCATAATGACCACACAAGTTTAGGCTAAAATTAGCCATAATGAAATGCTTTCTCTTCTTCGTCCATCATCATGTAATTTGCGTGTGCTTCGTTTTTTTGAAAAGCGACAGACCCATAAATGTAACGATCAAATCTCCAGCAATCTTCGTTCCATTCTCTATCTGTTTCGTTAATCTTCTTGGCAAACGCCTCAGCTTTTTTGTAATCGTCTAAACAAAAACCATACTGATGTCTAAAGACTTTACCTTCCTCAGTCTTCGCAATGATGCTGTAAAAAGTTTTGTCTGCAACTGGGTCATACTCCTGACGATCTCCATATTCTCTGGCGTAATAATCTTCTTCTGTTGCGTGACACTCTTTACCTACTGCTGCCTCAACTATGTTTCCTTCTATTCTCATGCGATCTCCTCAATTGAATCTGTGAACTCAGCTTTGGTTGGCCTTTTGAAAAATCCAAACTTTGGATCATCATCAGAAGGCTCAACTGCTGCCATGAACGTGACTGTTCTGCCTTTGGGACTTGGCAAGGAAGCTGGTATTGAACCATAAACCTTGAATCCCCTGTCATCCTGAACCAACATTCTGAACACAGTGCCAAATCGTGTTTCATGCGCCTTGGTTCCCAAGACTGTGCCAGTGATTGCCACCCTGCCAGTTGGTACAGGCTCTGCTGCCTCGTAGATTGCTTCTTCTTTTTCTTTCTTGATTCGAGCAGCTTCTCTTCGTGGCCCATAAACAAAATCTTCGATCATCTCAAACGCTTCTGTGCATCTGGTGTTGACATAAACGTGGCACAAATACTTGCCATCAGACTCAAACTCTCTGCCCTTACTGACGTTGATTGGCAAAGCAGAAAATGCTCGTTCCAACCTGTCAGCCATTACAGCATCAACGTAATCAATTCTTTTGCCATTGCTTTTTCCATCAAACTGCATCTGATAAACATCTGGCTCGTTTGTGTCCCAAGGCAAAAACTCTCCAGCCATAAACTCTTTTTCTTGCAAAGTGCCATAGAGATCCCACTCATAAATGTAATAATCGCGTGGCGCGTGTAATCGCCCACTAAGTCCTATGGTTGGCTTCAAGCCATCGTTCAAGGATTCGCCTTTGGCAATCACGCGATCCTGATAAGCCTTTCGAGCAGCTTCTGACTTGATCAAAAATGACTCAAGTCTTTGTTCTACGTCTTTGACTAATTGTTCCATGCTTGGTTTCCTTTGAGTTCAAAGACATTATACATAAACTATTGTTAATTGCAAGTCTTAATACATTACTATAAATGCTTGCATAACGACACTATTAAGGTTAATAAAAAAGGGGCTTTCGCCCCTTTCTTTTTATGCGCCTTGTGAACCATACACGCCTCTCCAATCAGAGAAGCCGAAGGAGTACCGCTCACGGGCCTTGTACCGAATGTTACCTGTTGAGAAATCAGGTTCCATTGAGGTTTCCATCGCAGTTCTTTGGAACATCTTCAGACCTTCCCCTGACTCAGTAACTGAGGTGAGAAGGAAGAAAGCATCTGGATCATTTAGATAATGATTCACTGTGTAACCACCGGGGATTACTCCAGTATTCTTGATGCTGTTGATGTCGTTGTCAGCAGTTCCAGTTCTGCCATCAGAATTCAAGATTCTGTCAGCAACGAAAACCAATTGTGGGGGAACCACAAGCTTGGTTGCCTGAACAGAAATCGTTAGACCTCTGTCATCAGTGAACGTGGAAATGTCGATTAACGCATCTTCTAAGGATGTCTCATTCAGGTCTGCCATTGTCGACGCGCGGTTAGCAGCACTGCCGCCACCAGCCAATGGATGTGCAGTGTTAATTAACGACACTCCATCACCACCTGTGAACGAACTACTGAAAGCGTTGTTCAATACATCAGCACCTTTCACTTCCTTGGTATTAGCCATAGATCGTGCAAGTGCTTTGGTGTATCGCTTACCCAGTGAAGAGTAAAGATTGTCTTCGACCGCTTCTTCAGTAAGGGCAAAAGCCAACCCAACCGTGTCGTGCGTATACCGCGCTGTGTAACTTTCGTTTGCGTTATCGAACTGTACGCCTTGGCCCTCTGACTTAGTTGGCGCGGAGCCAAAACCAGTCAGCAAAACCTCTTCCTCAAAAGCGCGATCAGAATCTTCTACACTGAAGATCTCTGTGTACTCTTGGTCATAGGTGTTGTATTCAAGGCCGAAGAGCGAGTTCAAACCCGGCTCTAGCTCTTTAGCAAGTTGTGCTCTTGAAATAGCCATTATCTAACCTCCTATTAAGCTAAGCCGGCGCCTTTAACGCCGTAAATTGAGTTTTGGATGACTACCAGCACGTTAGTGTTTGCTGATGCTACATCACTATTCTCAGGATCTTCTGAAATATCGATGGCTTTGATAGGCAAGCTAGTGCCTGTTGCGCCAGTTGATACTTCAAGCTCTGCTCCAGAAATTCCTGTGACAGTTGAACCTGAAGAGGTATAAACGATGTCGAAGTTGCCGAAGAGATCCGCAACTGGAAATGCTGCGTCTGCTTGGATTTCGTAAACTACGTTGGGGTCATCAATAACAAACGCAATCAAATCTGAAGCGTTTGTGCTGGCAGGATAGTAATTGCTATAAACCTGCTCTTTAGTTGTGGGATCAGTGTACTGTACACCATTGAACACACCGACAATCGGGACTGTGCCACCATCTGCGTGAACCTCAATGCCGCCGCCAGTAACTTGAGCAACCATGTCACCTTGGAAAATACTTGTTCCATAGTTAGCTGCAATTCGATAACGACTCTGACCGCCAGTATAAGCACCTCCACCAATCATTCTGACTGGCTTCATGCCAAAAGCTGCGTCTTTATTCGCCATGCTTTTCTCCTGTTAGTTTCTACCAAATGTTACTTGGGTTGACCTTTGTGGATCATACTTAACATAGCGACTGTCTTTTGAACTCTCAGAGAACATAGTATTGTCTAAAGCATCTTTTGCATTCTGATTGACTGCCTCGTAGTGGGCATTTCTTTCATCAACAGTTTCTTGTGGTATTTTCGCAAGGATCAAACCCTCATTATATACAACGCCAGAATGTCGCCCTTCATCCATTGTGGGAAGCTGCCATTCATCAGGGAGGTCAGAACCTTTTACAAGTTCCCATCCTTCTCTGAGTCTTCTTGACATATTGCTTCTATCCTCTTGCCCCAACATGGATTCCCTTATCCAACGATAAACGTAACCATCTGGTGCTGGAGGAGTTTCAAGGCGGCGAACTGGTCGCCAAGGTTTTCTGCGAGTCTTGTTATCGTGCGCTTCGGATTCACGAGATTGTCTGGTTGAGGTCATATTTACTCCTTATGCTTACGCTTGTTTCTGCATTATTTTTTGCTTTTCCATAGCGACTGATTTAAACCAATCCTCTTCTGACATGTTGTGTGGCTTCAGAGGTCTTAGTCGTTCCATCTCATCTCTTGTAAACTTAACCCCACCTTTTGGGTCTGATGTTTTTTGTCGGCTTCTTGAAGCAGGGGCAACTCTTTGCATCGATGGGTTGCTCACACTTTGATCGACATTTGTATTTTCAGGATTGCTTGCTTGCAACTCTGGAAATCTTTTCACAATTCTATCATTCAACTCAGTATAATACTCTTCAGAATCAGGGACAAACCCTTCTTCTACCAAAAACTCATCAACCACCCTTGCCCAATAATGTGCTTCTCGATTGAATTCTGGTTTGCTTTCATCAAACCAAGGATTATTGTCCTGCCAACTTAACGCTTTTTCGCTAGGTGCTGGAGCTTGTTGTGGTTGTTGATAAACAGGCTGTTGTGGTTGTTGAGCCTGTTCTGTCTTTTTCTGACTGTTTTG